AATGTCGGTACGGGATATGCGCCAGTCGTAGTACTGCAACAGGTTGTACAGCTCCAGCCATAGTGCCGGATGCTCAAGTTGCAGGATTTTGCAGCCTGCTCCGGTCAATTCCAGCATGCCACCTTTGTTTCTGCCGCCATCAGCTCGGGCAATATGCCCCACGATCAAGTAATCGTTGTCGCGCCAGACTAGAATAGACGCGGACGTATCGTACCCATGCATTCCCTTGGCTGTCCATCGCACATCCATATCGGCGTTGGCAAAAATGCCACCATCATCCAGCAAGTCTGCCATGGTCGCTGTGTAGGCTTGCACGTCGGTCACGGTCGCGCGTAGCCAGTCGATTGCGGTGATATTTGCGTCAGCAGAAAAAACGGTTGCTTGTAACTTATTGATTATTTGAAGTTCTTCATAACCCCCCGTATTACAGGCCGGGGGGTGGGGTACCGAGCCAGACCGGACAGCGGGGGAGGAAGGGGTAGACAGACCAGCGCGAGGCGGCTGTGCATCGCCGACGGCGCGGTTGACAACGTACTGAGTTACAACCCCAGCATAATAATCAGCCTCGTCATGAGTCGTGTATTCGCCCGAGTTAAAAGATCGAGCAAGACGCAAACGTTCAAAATTGACGGAAAAATTCCAAGCAGGCTCGTACTGCTGGACAATTGCCGCTGTTATGACATTAAGTGACAGTGGACTTGAAGCATGATTTAAACTGTCCATTTAAGGCTCCTTTTTAAAAGCTGAATTAGCATGGTCAACCGTGGCTATAGCCCCGGTTGACTCAAAATTAGTATATAGAGGGGGCGGGCTGTCAAGGGACGCTGCGCTCAAGCCCTTGACAGAGGCATAGATAACAGATACTTGGCTCCCCCAGAAAGCAACAACCAAGGAAAAAGAACGCCGCCAACTAGGGCGCACCCCGGCGGCACCCCGCCCCCTCAACAGCAAGCTGTTGAGCTGGGAGGGGCGCACTAGGGGACACCCGGCGTTGGCTAGTGCATGTGTCATTCGCGATGCCAATCTAACGGATTACGCAGTGCGGAAACGCTGGAAGTCAAAGCTATTTGATGTGCTTTGTACAAACGTGCCTGATATTCTTGGACTATCACAATAGCATCCTCTAACTCAACCGATTCTTTGCCATCTTTAAAACCCGATTGATAATACGCATCTCTGTTATGCATTAAGCCAGTAAAATAAAAAACGGCTCCCGAAATAATCATAGATAAGATAATATCCATAACCCACCTTTTTAAAACAATTTAAGATGCAACCAAAAAATATACAAAAGATGGACAATCAGAAACGGAACCAGATGTTTTGTAACTGTTTAACCACTTGCGATAAGCTGACCAAACGTCGACACCTAACAGTTTTTGTTTTAAAGCGGAGCGCATATCTATATAGATTTTGGCAACCCAACTAAAAACCATTTCGGTTTGAGCACCAAATTGTTGGGTAGGCAGAATACGCCCTTTCGGAGTCTCTAAAAAAGACATAAATGATAATTGGATTTTGAGAGTGGTCATATCATCATCCTCCTGTGTCGCGCCGAAATTACAATATAAAGAAGTAATTATACCAGATTTAAAGCAAAAAAAGACTACCTTTTGTCTGAAAGTTTAAAATAATTATTTAAAAACCTCCGAAGATTGTAGTATGTAGTATTTTGTAGTATGTAATATGTAGTATTTTGTAGTATGTAGTATTTTGTAGTATGTAGTATTTTGTAGTATGTAGTATTTTGTAGTATCACTACTACGCACTACAAAGCAACCTTGACAGGGGGAGGAGCAGAGGGCTGAGTTTGGAACGGATTAATAGCATCCGACACCATTGCCTCCTCCGGCTCGGCGGTCACGGTGGATGGCTCAAACACCAAAAGACTACGGGCACCGCCAGGATCAACGAGATGCACCAAGCCGAGGCGCACAGACACTTGATACCCCAAATCCCGCAATTGCGCAGGCGTGAGATCAATGGATGCCCCCGAAGACGAGACTCCCCGCACCCTGATATATTGCTTGCCGTTAGTGTTATTATTAGCCGATAGCCAAAGGGTATAACCTGCGAGCAACGGGGCGGGGGGAGGAGCAGAGGGCACCAAAGGAGGGGGCGTTGGTGATGACTGCTGCAATTCCGCATCGACAGAAGGGGCAGGGGGATCGGATTGCGAAAACAACCCACTGAATGTCAATATAGCACCGTATATTGCAACCGGGATTAAAAGCAGTGCGCCGACACCATAACGCAATGCGGGCAACTTTAAAAGATTCGTAGCATCATCAGTTTTAGATTCGTCACCAAAACTATCGGACATTGTTTGCGTTTTGTAAAAAGGAAAAACATCAACATCATATGGATGCGTTTCAGATCGGACAAAAACAGACCGGATAGCGCCAGCGCAACCTGAATAAACTTTTAAATTCATCACAGATTTTTTACCAATCATGGTTTTTTCAACGATGAAAGACTGTTCGACTAAGCCCTTAACCATCGCGTTAAACTGACTGGCATCTTGAGACAATATCACGATTTCCGTACTGTAGCCGTTAGCAGATACGTGACCGTGCATAGCAAAAAACGCTTTAACCTTGTCGTGTATCGCCGCGACTTTAACCCCAGATGGCATTAAAAACATAAATTCGTCAAGGACAAAAACAGCGCCAGCATAGTCCATATTCGGCTGATATTCACCAGCGCCGCTTTTATCGCCCAACAGCATATCGGCAAAAGCCAAAATATCAGTCGTACCACGTGGCACCTGTACCAATTTAGCACCGTTGGATTCCGCTAACTCAGACGCGCGGTCGGTCATAGGGATATTTGTAACAACAGTACGTCCTTTTTTAAGAGCGGGGATAATTACCCGTGAGACGACGGAATAACTTTTACCTTGTCGTGGCTTACCACCATAATAACTAATAGACATCAAATCACCATTTTAAATAAATGACTTAAATCCACTCTCCATCCAATCAGAATGAGAGCGGACTTAAATTACCGAAACGCCGAACCAATAAAGGGGATTAACGATAATAACAAACGCGCTGTTAATGCAGCAGATATTATGCCAAAACCCCAGCTAACATTAAATGGCTCCAACCAATAAAGCACCCCCGGTGGAATAGCTGCTATATAGCCGGAAAGACTACCCAAAAATCCCGGCACCGGAATACTATTTAAAATATCCGCAAAAAATTGAGCCAAATCACCCAACAATTGCCAAAATTTATTTTCAAAGGCATTTACAAAAGTATCCCATAAACTAGATAAATCCCAGTCCATATTAAATTCTCCGAAAAACATAAATTGCTAAAATAGACCAGACAGCATACATAAGAGCAGATATTGCCGAGCGTATTACAGAAAAAACTTCGCAATGCAAAGTTGTAGCTATTTGACGACCAAAAATATTAATACTAAAAGCAGGGCAAGGGCTAGCGCCGGAAGGGAAAGATGCCAGCACCGCAGTACCAGCAGCGATAATGGGAGCAGACTGCATTGAAGCCCAAGCAGATAAAAGAGAGGATTTTGCAGATACTTTTAGGCTTGGATCAATCTCGTTAGCAGGCAAAGTCAATGTACCAACGGGGGGATCGGGGGGAGGATCACCACCACCGCCACCAGCACTTTGGATGCCCGGAGAGCTAAGTATCTGACTAAGGAGAGAGTTGGTTGTGTTAGTTTTAGAGTCCAAACTCTGGATACCAGCTTTAATACCATCAACAGACTCTGTCAGCCCCGCCGTGTTGGAGCTAATCTCCCCCAATGCCCCCAATTGCTGATCTTGCCTTGCTGCGGTGGCGCAACCTGATCCGGTCTCGGGATTGCAAGCAGAAGGGGTAGGAGGATCGGGATCGGGGGGAGGATCGGGACAAACGCAGACGGGAGTACCTACNAAGNCACCGTCAGTAGATTGACAACTATTTTGCAGAGGAGCCGCCGGGGAGCAGGTTTGCGTACAAGCAGCGACAATTGGCGGACACGGATCGTCGGGCACAACATCGCACTGAGTTGAGTAAATACTAGCAGCTAAGGTATTACCAGTGCACTGACAAAAGTAAGCCCCGTCGGGATCAACGGGCAATAAAACAGAGTTGGCACCACAACTGTAACTGGGGGCAACATCACAATCCGTAGCACCCTCCACATCCCAAATACCGTCGGATGCGCCAAACAGCGCAGCGCAGGACGAGCTACCGTTCGTAACGCCCTCCAATGCCCAACTAATAGTGGGACACTGCCCTTCGCCTTCGGCACAAATGGGAGGAGTATCAGAGGTAATTGTGCAACCAGAGTCAGATGCCTGAAATTTAGTATGGTTATAAGATGCAGTCTCTGTTAATAACGCCGTCGCGCAATTATATTGCTGATTAAGCGAAGCGAAATAAGTATAAGAGCCAGCAAATAACGGAGTTGATGTAATGAGCGCAAAAACAAAAGTACAAAAGTAGATAAAATACCTCATCTTTAATCGCCTCCCGATCCAACATCAAAACCCGTAAGCAAAGTCAAGGGGAATAACGCAACAAAAGCACAAAAACCACCAAGTGCAAAAAACCCAAATTGCAAGATTAAATAAAACATCTCATTAGTCATAAAACCTCGCTTTAAATAAAAATCAAATTACGTTTTAAAAGAGGGGGAGAATACCCCCTCCCCGTCAATTAGGTCTGAGCGCGAATTAACGCTTAACAAAACCCAAGACAATACGAGCGCCACGGATGCCGAGATAAAGCACAGCAACAGCAGCGGCAACAGTACCAATGGCTGCCAAGGCAGTGGAGAAATCAACTGCATCAGTAATTGCGGAATAATCCAT